CTACGCACAAATAACTACTGCGTAGTTACTAAATATGGACTTTAAAGCAGCCATGACCGAGTGGGTAGGTTTAAAGACCCAGTTGGCCGCAGCTCGCAAAGATCTCACCGTTCTAAACCAGCGTGAGAAGGATCTTCGCCAGTTTGTGACGCGTCATATGAAAGAAAACGAGATTGACACCGTAAAGGTTCAGGACAAGGTGAAGGTTAATTTCAAGACAAAAACGATCAAAGGGTCTCTGACCAAGGATGTGATCAAGAAGGGTCTGGGCACATTTTTCGGTGGAAATGAGGCTCAGGTCGAGGGGGCGTTCCAGGCCATTCTGGACGCGGCGCCGACCAAGCAGTCTGATGGCGTCATGGTGACGGGTCTGAAGGCACTTCTCGAGGCTTAGAGCCTTGACGCACTTATATTACAAGTCAAAAACCATGGGCCTTAACGATGAGTACTCGCGTGATGCCTACAACTACGACGGCAACGCCTATGACTCCGACGGGTCGGACGATTTCGATACCGAACTCCATCCAGAAGACTGGCAGGACATGTACTCCCAGGAACTCCTCGATGGTTGGATGAAGATCCGTGAATACGCCGAGTCGCGTTACATGACCGTTCGCGCCGCGTACCCGAAGTTCGTCGAGCTCGTTCTCGATTCAAGCCGGTGGCACCAGGAACACGAGTCGGCCCGGTCCCACATCGAGATGTGGAACCTCATCAGCAATCTCCCGGTCATTTCAGACCGTGTCCAGGCTGAGAACTTTTTCGGTTGGGCTGAAAAATATATTGGATATTTGTAAAGATGTTCGACGTTACCGCCCCCAAGGTTCTGATCCCAGCCGTCCTGTTCGCCGTGCTGAGCCCAGGCATGCTCCTGTCCCTGCCAGCCGGCTCCGGTCTGCTGGTCCAGGCCGTGTTCCACGCGCTGGTCCTGTCCCTGGTCTACTGGGCGATTGCCAAGTTTGTGCTGAAGATCAGCCTGACCACGGCTGACCTGTTCGTGCCAGCGCTGCTGTTCGTGCTGCTGACCCCAGGTCTGCTGCTGACCATCCCACCCAAGAACGCCGGTCTGTTCATGTCTGGCCAGTCGTCGCCAATGGCTGTGGGCGCGCACACCCTGGTGTTCGCCATGCTGTTCGCCTTCATGCGCGGTCAGTTCCCCCAGTATTATTAAATTAAAATCGTAGAATGGTCCGATGCTTATCCATCGGTCCTGGAGCCATGGGCTTCTTCCTTTATTTAGGAGTTCTATCAAAACTCAAACAAGAAGGCCGGCTTGACGATCTTGAGGAAATCTCAGGTGCGTCAGCCGGTGGCCTCTTGTCCTTTCTGTTTCTCGCGACGAAAGGGGACCTCTCCAAGGTTCTCGATTATTCACTCGGCGTACCCGTGAAACAGATTATGAAACCAAATTTGAAAAACTTCATGAAGAATTACGGACTCGTATCCCCAAGCAAAATTCGAAAGATTCTGTCCGATGCGTGTACTAAATTCATCGGTAGGCCCGACGTCACGTTCGAAGAGTTGTACGCTTGGTACCCCATGAAGTTCCACGTATCCGCCTACTGTGTGGACTTGATGAAGACTGATTATTTTTCTGTGAATTCCACTCCAAAAATGAGCGTCATAGACGCGGTCAGTGCGACCATCGCAATTCCTTTTCTATTTTCAACTGTAAAAATCGGGGAGTGGACATATATCGATGGGGGTGCGGCCGAGACCACGCCCTCGGGGCCCTTTTTGGGACGGACCGACGTCCTCGCCATGAAGCTCGGGTGGTCGCGCCCGGCGCCCGTCACGGACCTCAAGTCTTATGCCACGGGGATTCTCTATTCTACTATGAAATTGAGAGCCGTGTATGAGCTCCCGACTCTCGACCTAGATCTGGGGGATCAGGATGTGTTTGATTTTGGTGCGTCAAATGACGGGAAGCTTCGAATGTTCATGAAGGGCCACGCCACTAATTTTTCTTGACACCTAGTAAATGAAGTCCGCTCTGCGTTCCAGCCACGTTCGCCGTGTGACCCGCCGTGTCGTCCGCGTCCGGGCGACCAAGGGCCGCGCCTCATACTCTTACGTTCGCAAGTCGGGCCTAAGCCGCGTGTCGGCCGTTCCCGCAAAGGACGTTGGTGCCGCGGGTAAGAGCACCAAGGTTATCGGTAAGCTCAAGGGTGGCATGCTCACCAAGTACGGGTACCACCCGGTCGAGGCGAAGACCAACCGCCACAAGGCGCTCAGCATGGGCATCAGCAAGGGTGAGAAGCCCCTGGCCGTCATGCGCCGCCTGATTGCCATCAGCACGCTGACGAAGCGGACCCTGCCCCGCGCGTCCCGCATTTACAAGCAGGACGCCATGTGGATCCGCAGCAAGTACGCCAAGTCTTTCGGACGTCGTTAATTTCTGAGTAAATACAAATGTTACGCTCGGCCAAGTCGTACGTCCTCCCCGAGTGGGCACGTTCCCAGAAACCGGACGCCCGTGCACTCCATTACACAATTCATAACAAAATTCCCGACTGGAATTACGGAAAAATCCTGAAGCGGATCGGGACGCCCTCGGCGAACGGCGCCGTCTTTTCCACGAGCCGCGCGAATGTGGTGGTCAAGGTCACCCCTTACTCGGGTAATAGCAACGCTGAAAAGAGATTCCAGACCCTTTTGGGATCACAGGGAATCGCCCCGCGGAGCAGAAACTACAAGGTTATCAATATTAATCGTGAAATGGCGGCCAAGGTTTTCAACAACAGAAAAAATGTGAACAAGATTGCAGTTCACGTGATGAATCACCTGAAACAGAGCCCTACCAACAATTTCATGAGCGTCAACAACTATAAGAATTCTATAGGCGGTAAGATGAATATGCCCACCTACAAAATGATTTACAACAAGGTGATGGCTATGCACCGCCTCGGTGTGTCCCATTCGAATCTTCACTGGGAAAACGCATACGTCATCGTCAACAAGGGCACGGGTCAGGTGAAAAACGTGAAAATTATAGATTTCGGTCGGTCAAAGCACATGGGTGCCAGAACCCGTGCGAGTGCGGCTGAAAACTACGCCCGTCGTGGAACTCCGGGAATTTTCAATGAGAATACTTTTGCGTATTTCAGTGCCGGTAATACAGGACGCCGTTCCAACATCAATATGTTGAAAAACCTGAATATAAACTTTTACAGGGAACTTTCAGGGCGGTAATTTATTTTGTAGTATGTTATTAATGGCTAACGGTAATGCCCCCAATCTTTATGGGGGTCCAAGACAGGCGAATAGAAACGGGTATCTCACTAGATTGAGTAAAAGGATGTTCGGCTCGGCTATGAAAAAAGCGGCTGTAAAAGCGGGATTACCACCTAGTGTGGCGGCGGCTGCAGCAGGCGCCGCCGAAGCCGCTGCGGATTTACAGCAGGGTAAACTCCCTCAATCAGCTTTCCAAAAGTTGCAAGGTAGAAATTGGAGTCTTGGGGGCCTGGCGGGCACCGTCTTAGGACCTAGTATAAGTGGAGGTATTGGTTCTATTAGCACATGGGTATGGTACGTTGCATATGTTGGTATGTTTCTGGCCGCTATAGCCACGTCTGTATATTTATATAACACAATTATTGAAAAACGCGCCAAAGCCCGTCTCACTACTGCCCTTGTGCCGATCGCACAAAAGGCGGGAAACACCCTTGCGGCGGCAACAAATCAGACTAGAAATCTGGTAAAAGGAGCTCAAAATGCGGCGGACACCTTGCAGAATGCATTCACTACTACCCAAGAAATTATAAATAATCTAAAAATTGCGCTTTCACAATTGAATAATATAAATAGCGAAGAAGGCAAAAAAATTCAAAGAAAAATTGCGTATTTCATGAAACAGAAAGTAGAAGAACTTGGTGAAATGGGTGAGATATGGCAGGGGGCATCGCGTGTAGCTGGTTCTCTACTTCCAAATGCAGCGGGATTCACCCAAGTTGTTGCGAACGCGACATCTAGAGGCGCGGAGAGAATGCAGGGTCGGCTTAACGCGCCCCCCAGACAAGCGTCGCGTTCTTTATTGAGAAACGCAGCTACATATGCCGCGACGGCAGCAGGAGGACCCGTGGGTGGGATTACAGTAAGAGCTTTACTGTCGAATCGTCCAGCCAACCAGCGCTAAACCCACACAACAGGATCCCAAATCCCGTGGATCGCCGGACCCATGGGATAAAAAGGTTCAATAGACCACTCACCAGTATGACTCAAAAGGTCCATGAGGATATGGAACATGTAAATGTTTCTGGCTCTTGAATTTCGAATCAAAATTAGAAACCATAAAGAGTGTGGTAACTTATAAAAATATGTATACGAGTACCAGTTTTTTATCTCCCGCCAAGGCGTGTTCGGATCCACGAACGCCCCCCCGGGTGACAAAAAAAGTGCCATGGGCAGGTCAGGGGCTATCGCCCAAAAAGCGTCTTCCAACCCTAACTCTCCAAAGTAAAGTCGTGACGTCACCAAGTGTCCTATCCAAAACATCCCTTCTAAAGGATAACATTCCTTTCCAAACAGGGGTCATGGAGTTTGTGCTCCGCAAAACCGCAGATGACATCTGGGCATCACTGGGACCGGGCTACAGCGAGTCTGTGTATCACTGCGCCTTTGAGGTGGCGCTGCGCTCACTTGGCGTGTACTACGAGACGGAGCGCATAGTGCCCGTGTACTACGCAGGTCAGAACGTCGGCCACGTCAGAGCAGATCTCATCGTAGATCGCAAGGCGGTCATAGAGCTCAAGTCGGTTGGGCGTCTTTCAGACGGCTACCGAATTCAGACCCAGAATTATCTCCAGCTTTTGGATTTAAATGAAGGGTACCTCATCAACTTCCCGGACAAGAAGGGGTCTCTAGAGTTTGAAGTCATCACGCGCGACAAACCCGCTGCGCCGACCCCTGACCAGATTGATTGTTAATTCAAGTTTTTATAAATTCCCATTGTAATTCATCACAAATTTTCTTCCAAATTTGGTCCTGTACGTAGAGTTTCTCTTTCGACTTGAGTAGCGGGAAACAGGGTAGATATTCGTCATGTCCTAAAAGTTCCACCATTTTGTACAATACAAATGAATAACTCAAAAAATTCTTTCTGTTTGCTGGTTTATGTTTCTCAAAAGGAGCTTGTATCTTGTGGAACATAAGCCGGAGCTTATCCTCTAGCGCCTGAGGCATTGTAGGTGGCTGGACGCCGTTAAGAATAGTAGATATATAGGGCACGTGTTCATAGTACTTGGCCCATCCTAGCTTCTTTAACAAAGTTTTAACCTTTTCATGCGTAATCTCCGTCAGGTCTTTGATCTTTTGCTTTTTGAATTCTGATCTCAATTGGTCGACGACAACGTCCGGTACGCTCGTAGACTCTTTCGCTTGGAACTGACTTATCCACTCGTTGAAATGGTTCTCGCGTTTGTATGAATACACGACATTCTTCTCCATCTCCTGCTCCTCCTTGAACCCCAATTCATTACCAAGAACCGTCTCAATCAACCCACACTTGGAGCAGGACTCTTCACTCTGCGTCTCGTCAAAAACTTTCGTGAACATCTCCCCACAGCCTCTACACGGCTTTAAGTGGTCATCCATCCCCTTGGGGTGCGCTTCGTACTGATCCTCCACCTCATTCATGTACCGCTTGTAAATGTCCTGTCTTTGGACACCCTTGCGTGACGACACCTTGAAATTAAGCATCTGCTTCGTACTCACCTCTTCCGTAGCCTCGGCTGTATAATCCTTTATAATAGATATACAGTCTAGGAGGTATTCGGCCAATTCAGATTCAGATTTACATTCCTGTACTCTTTCATTAAATCGCGCCTCCATGTAAGATATTTGGTCTTAATGTTTAAGGATCTATTTTTGGTGCCAAATAGAACTTAAGGTCTCCCAAATTGGCAATTGTATATCTGAAAATAATAGGCATGTTCTCGTTCGCAGAGTCCTGCATGAGCTGGACGCTCGAGCACATGTTGGTCGCCTTTGTGAACAGGTTGATGTACTTGAGGCTGAACGTGTTGCCTGTGCGATTCACCGGAGGATCGGGGAACTCGATGACCGTCGTCTGGTCCGCAAAGTCCCCCTTACAGCTCAGGATGAGCGTCTGAGCCTCGCGAATGATGTCCATCTCAACCGC